AAAGGGGAATCCCCAACTGGAGACTCCCCCAATGCGACGCAGATGACGAAAGCATCATCCGACTCAGTATACGACAACATATCCGCTGTTTGCGAGCCAGAGGCAGCCCAGGATTTCCCTGGTGCCTCAGCTACCGCACAAATAGCGGAGTTGCGGAAAGTGAAGGAGATGCTGTCATCGCTCTTGTCGCGGCTCGACTAAGAGGCCTAATTCAGGCCTCTGAGAGAGCTATGAAGGGTGAAGAATTCACGGCAGCACAACTGGTTAGCGAGGGTCTTTGTGACCCGGTCAGCGTGTTCGTGAAGAATGAGCCACATCCGGCTAGAAAGGTAGACAGGCTCCGCGTGGTAAACGCGTTGAGCATAGTCGATCAGCTAGTCGAGAGGTTCATCTTCTCGGATATGTTGAGGGCTTTCCATGACAACTACCCGAATTCCGGGGTTATGTGTGGTGTCGGATTTACGGACAGACAAGCACGTGAACTGTGCCAGCTCTACCTCGGGTTGATTGAGAACGCCCCAGCTAACTATTCTCCTTTCTCGGAAGATGTTAGTGGCTGGGAGCGAACTCTCTCCGTGGAACGAATGGAACAGGCATTCAGGCAAGCCAACTCCCGGGCCTCGGGGCCTGATGTTTGGCGGCGTGTTATGATCTTTTGGCATATCCGTCTCACAAACCCGGTCTACGTCCTTCCGGAGCATCGTGGGTACTCATTTTGGTACTGCACGGTTCCAGGCAGGATGTTGAGCGGGTCTTTTCTCACGACAATCATGAATGGCGTGGCTCGTCTCAACTCTATGTATGAGACTGGAGCGATCACGCCTTTCGTTAACGGTGATGATGGGATTAGCCTTCGCGACGTTGACGAAGTGGATGCCTCAATCGAGCTCGCTAAAGAGTTCTTGGGGATTAATTTACGCGACGTCATACGCCATGACGAGACAGGCTTTTCCTTTTGTTCTCACTGGTTTGATTGTGAGAGGGGTGTCGCTTGGCTGGAAAGCTGGCCCAAGGCCTTGTTCCGGCTCCTAACGCGTACTTCAG